TTATCAAAGAACCTTGAGCAGACCTTGTGTACCTTGCGGGTTCTTCTACGGACTTCAGTGACTCCTATCGCAGCCAGATCATCTACGATCTTGTCAAAGTCCTCATTGACCTCATGAGTTTGACCGTTAGACATCATGACCAGTTCACGGTCTTCTGACTCCATGTACAGGAACTCACCAACAACAATAGCCTCAGCCTTGTCGTAGTACGCATCGCCTTCACGGTCATCAGGGACGGACTCACCAGAGCCTTCAGGCCATCGGTTTTCGTATTCATCAACAGCCATGGGATGCAGGACGAAACAGTATCTTGAGTCAGACTTATCCTGTAGCTCAGCAGCAGGGTCAAACCATACTCTGTCTACTGGATTGCCAATCTTCTCAATCACGATGTCCTGATCGAATGAGTTGTCATCTGCAAACTTCTGACTGACACGCCACGCATCAAAGCCACCAGTAACCATGCCTCTGGCTGCTTGTGAATAAATTTGCTTGGCGTTGGAGATGTTCTCTATATTACGGATTAGTCCGTCATAGGTTGAGGCTATATCCTTAGTGGCGTTACCACCAGCAGGAGATACACGGATATCAAAGTCTGCCTGCTCAATCTCTGAGGCAACCTGATCCACTATAGGATTCACGTTATCAAAGGTGTAGCGTGGCTTGTTCTGGTTAGCTTCCCACCAGTACGGTTCCCACTGCCCATCCCTCTTATCAAGGAATAGATGAGCCTCACGAGACATCTCACGGTTGTCGTGGTCTGCCTCCTGACACGAGGAGAGAAGATTCAACACACTCTGGTGGTCTTCGTACTTGTCTTTATAGGACAAATCATCCTCAGTCATCTGAGCAGATTCTTCTTTCTCTTCGTATCCGTTTTCGTAGGTAGCCATTAGCCCCAGCCTTTAAAATTGATTTTGACAGCCGCTTTCTGGACTGCCTTTGGTGAAAACATTGACATCATAAGCGCATCACCCATATTAGGAGATGGTAACTCATACGGCTTCTTAGCCATGTCTATCTTCGACATAATCTGGATTTTACCATTATTTGATCGTTTTTGCGGTATTCTGCACACTTCACTTCTAAGCTGGTCTAGCACCTCAATCTCTGAGGATAATGAGATTATATCATCAGGATTAACATACTCCCCTTTGACCACAGCTCGGTAGGTAGCCTCGAACCTATCCCTCAGCTTCCACCAGTACTGCGCCCTCTTGTTAAAGAACGTGTCCTTGTTGGTCTTAGAGTCTGAGCCAGAGTAGGGGACGTTGGCATCATCAGGAGACTCTGATCCACGGAACTGGTGCTTCTGCATAGCGGTAGACTCTAGCTCTTGGTCTACCTGACGCTTGAGCGATATGCCTAAGCCGTCACAGTCCCATACGAACCAATCGGCCTGAGCTTGCCTAGCCTTCTGCAAAGCCCAGTCCATTCCTTCACCAGAGTCGCCTGTTACCTTTTCACACACATCCAAGACTACAGAACCTTTACGCAGTGCAAAGCCCTTGCTGTCTCCACCCTCATCAGATGGGTCGTGTGAGGCTATCAATGCGCCTGTAGGCTCGAACCCGAGCTTGATGTGTGCATCTATGGCTGCGTCATACCACTCGGTTGGGATGATGTTATCTTCAACAGAGTCGTAGTATTCGCCTTCCCAGATGTGTTGGAACAAAGCAGGAGACATCAACGCTCTGTCGTGTTCCATCTCTTGCTTTAGGACTTCAGGCGCTAAGGGATTGTCTGTGATGTTGATGACGATTATCAGATGCAGGTCGTCCTCGTAATACCCATCCCTGCGGAGCTGCTTCTCATACGGCTTGATGAACCTCTGACTGAACGCATCCACACTTGATCGTGGGTTGGCACTGAACCATATCTCTGAGCCTTCCTCACGCAGCGTAGGCGTTAGGGCCTTGAGAGAGTTGAAGGAGATAGTCTGAGCTTCCTCCACCCAGAACCGTTGAAAGCCGTGCATTGACTTCACGCCCTCTGGGTTTCTGGCTAGGCCACGGAACTTAAACACTGGTTCTTCGTTCAGAAGGATTTGATTGTTCTGCACTTCAAAGCCCTGAAGCTCTAGGCGTTCTATCTCTGACTTGAGCAGGGCATGAACGGAGTCGTCTATGCTGTTCTGGAACTCACGGAAACAGGCAGTCTTAATCCCCTTGATCTGTGCGTCCATCAGGCACATATCAGCAAAGCTCATTGACTTGCCTGAGCCTCGCCCACCTATGGCAATCTTGAAGCGTTTAGGCGTATCTATAAACGGCCTGAGCTTCTTGGGGATTTGCATTTTGGGCATTAATTATCTCAATGTGTACAAATAGGTATGCTTGCCTGCGGTTTCTTTATAAAACGCTTCACCTGAGTTTAAAGCATCAAGTAAGCGCTGTGCGAAAGGCTTTAGCTTGCCTTTGTACTTTGTTCTAATTGATTTGTCGTGGTAATGCCGATTATTATGAACAATAATCTTTGCGCCTTTAATGTCGCCTACTTGTCTGAAATTACTTGCCTTGTATATCGTGCCAGCGTGGTTATGTTCTTTGTCTGCATAACTTACAACAATTTTGCCTTCCCATTGTTTTTTTAAGTCTCTGAGGCTTCTACCTATAAGAAAAGACTCTGCGTTTTTTGGAGTATCATCAACGCAACACAAGCGCCTTAACTCAATAACATCGCTTTCTTTGTCTGCGAATCTTTTAAACTGGTTAGCCATAGCCATGCGACCATAAAACATAGCGCCTTTCATAAAGCCAGACTCATCAAACAAGGCATAACAAAAATCTGCGATACATCCGTTAATACTTCCTGAGTAATGCCATCTTTCGATAAAATCGGCAACCTCATTTCTTTTAACTCTCTGTACTGTCCAATTTTCCAAAGCCATTATTCGTAAGTCGCTTTCTTCTTACTTTTCGCCTTTGACATAGCTATTGCTATCGCTTGATTCTGTGGCTTTCCCGCCTCCATCTCTGTCTTGATGTTCTGGCTGATTACCTTCTTGCTCTTTCCTTTCTTTAGTGGCATTGCCGAAAATCCTTTCGTAGTTATCAAGATACTTGCTTATGTTGTACTTGCGCGGCCTAGAGCCTTTGCCGCCTTCCCACGGCCCTGTACTCATTCAACCACCTCAATAGTCCAGTGATGGTCAACCTGAATGGGTTCGCCATCCTTGCCTGTTATCTCTTTACGCCTAGTCTCTGTCCATCCTGCTTGGTGAGACAGATAGAACTTCGCAGCGTTGATGTCCCCATCCAAAGCCTTCGCCGCTAGTGACTTAGCTACCTTGGTTATCCCAAGAGCTTTACCCTTCCGATATGCCTCAAAAAGTTCTGGCTGTCTGTCGAAGGCTGCGCGTAAGGTATTGGCAGTACAGCCAAAATAATCAGCTAACTGCTTTTGACTTAATACATCAGACAGCTCAAAGCATTCCTTGATTTCTTGCTCTGTGAAGACTCGTGGCGGTCTATGAGGAGGGTTACTCACTGGTCTAGCTCCTGTGTGATTTTCCTAATTGTATCATGACTTGTTCTTCTTAGCCGTGTACCGAGCGAAGGTCTCGTCACGCAAGGATTTAGCCTCATAGCCATTGCTAAATGACTGAGGAGGAAAGACTTGTATCTTCCCGCCCTTAGCCAAGAACTCTTCTGTTTGCTTCTGGATGATTTCACTCAGCCAAGCAGTGTCCTTCATAATGCGATGTCCATGTTAAAGATGATAGGCAGGTTTAGCTTCCTGCGCTGTTCCCTACGAGCCAATGACTCTTTAATTTGCTTGTAGTCATTATAACCTATTGTTTTGCCTTGTTTAAGTGTTTCATGAGCCATCATTATCATGGTTTCATCCCAATCGGCTTTCTTGTTTAACAGCCAGTGACGGTCATATTCCGTCTTGAATGGCTTATCAAACAGTACTTCTGGCTTCATACCAATGGCTTGGACTATCTCTGGCCCCTTAGCACCACAGGCGTGGCAGTACATGAGAATCTTGTCCTCAGCCTCCTTGATGGACATTGAAGGGTTGTTGTCCCCATGTACAGGACAGCAGGCCACATAGTTCTTACCTGATCTTCTGACCTTATCTAAACTACCAAGAATACGTTCTAGGTTTAACACTTCCCATTCTCCTTTTTATGTTTATATGTGCGATGAAGTTTAATACTTCTCTAGTGACAGTCTTCGGGGTTCTGTCTACGCCTTGGGGCCACACTCCAAACTTCTGGCGATAGTAGTGACTAGCCCAACCATCCTTGTAGCCTTTCTCCTTAGCGTACTGGACAAGCTGCCCCATCCAATCAGACTTATCCTCTACCTTGAAGTCCTTACTGGCTTTCTTGAGCATTGATCCGTCATCCTTGAACACAGGCTCGTTGGATGGGATGCAATACCCACAAGCGCATTTGCGGCCTTGGAAGGCTGCTGAACACACTGGACAGTCTCTGGTGATTTTTTCCTTCTCTTCTTTCTTGAGCTGCTTACGCTCATTGAATCTTTTTTCAGTACCGTCATCCAGCTTAGAAGGGACAATATCCTCTGGAAAGCCAAAAGTCTTTAAGTTTGATGCGTGGTCAAGATACGTTGATTTGTCCTTGCCCTCTGCGATTCTCCAGATTCTTCCTGCCCTTTGAACAAAGGCTATCGGAGACTTAGTGGGGAAGCAGTCTATCAGTATCTCCACAGATGGATCGTCATAACCCACCCCCAAGAGGCGACTGCAACACAAGACCTTGCACCGTCCAGACCTGTGGTCATCATAGATGTACTTACGCTCTTCCTCACCCATGTAACCGTCAATGTGTAATGCAGGAATGCCAGCAGCGTTGAACCTCTCTACCATTGACTTGGAGTGTGCCACCGAAGGACTAAAGGCTATGGCCTTTCTCTGAAGGTCATTAGAGTGCTTACGGTAATTCTCTACTATGTCACCGTTGAAAGTCTCATCATCCATCATGGCCTTACCCAGTGCTTCTGGGTCATAGTCAGAGCCACCAGTTGATAAGGCTTTGGTCTTTATGCCTTTACGGTCTATGGATTTACCAACGTAATAATCGGTAGGACACAGCCAGCCTTTGTCTAGTAGCTGTCTGGTTGTAGTAGTTACTATCAGGTCATCCCAGTGCAAGCCTAGACCTTTACTGAATGGCGTGGCGCTAAGCCCTATGAACGGCACGTTGTTATAACGCTTCATGAACCCTTCTACCAAGCCTTTGTACATGGTGTGGCATTCATCCACTATCGCTAAGCCAAAGGTCAGGTGATTACGCCGTACAGCCGTCTGGATGGACGCTATCTGAATTAAGCAGTTAGGATCATAACGTGGGTCATCGCCCTGTAGGACGCTGTATGAAGCTCCTAGACGGTCAAATGTGTCCGTGGTCTGGGAGACTAATTTGAGACGGTCACAGAAGAATACAGACCGAATACCTTTCTCTGCTGCGTTCATCATGATATGGGCCGCTATCATGGTCTTACCCATGCTACATGGTGCGGCCAGCAAGGGTCGCATCTTACCTTTGCGTAGAGACTGCCTCAGAGCTTCTACCGCAACCTCTTGGTGTGGTCTAAGCTCTATCATCAGCAGTCACCGCCTTGCTAGGTTTTGTTGGTTTCCAGAGGGAAGCTAAGACTTGGTTCAATCTTAGGCACTCGTCACAGAACATCGTACCCTTCAATGACCTGACCCACTTAGGACAGGATTCACAGCGCATGACGTTGTTGACTTTAGCCATTGACTTCCACCACTGTGATTTGCTCTTCAAGGGTTTCACGAGCAACCTTCTCTGCTTCTGACTGAAGGATTGAACTCTTGGACTTTTCCCAGAGACGCTGCTGGATTATCGCAGCTTCAGAAACCACATGGTCGTCAATGTACCAACCACGGTACTTATCAATACCTTTCTTGTCCTTGGCGCAGTAGCCAAACCTTTCACCGTTACGAGCTAAACTCCACATTAGAAGTCCTCCCTTCGAACACCGTTATAATCATAAATATCCAACACAGGAACATCGTGCAGGTCTGTGTAGCGATTCCATATCTTAGAATCTAAGTCCTCCATGATGTCGCGCTTGGCTATGTCAAAGTAATGCGAATACTTGATGAAGAAGTCATCGTGGCTCATCTTGCCAGCGAATGCTTTAGCCATGTCTACTTGGAAGGCTTCCCAGACACTAGCAGGGCTGTCATTGAACATCCACTCTTGCAGGTCGTGAGGGTTTTCCTCAGTCCAAGCTATGACAACCTCATTAGCGGCTGCATCTGTCGCTTCTACGCAGCGGTTCTTATGGTCAATGAGATTATCAAGGTTTGCGTCAATCGCGTCTTTAACGAAGTCCATATTACTCTCCACAAGTAATTTTAAGGTTTTTGAAGTCAGGCCAGCCAAACTCACCGCTGGTTTCTTTAAACAGGCACACCATCTCTGTGTACTCATCGGCTGCACGTTCAGCCTCTTGACGGTCAAATGCTCCAGCAACACTCAGAGCGGCAACCAGTGCAACGAAGAAAAGAAGTGTCAAAGTCTCTTTCATGTCAGTCTCCGATGCCCCCGAAGGGGCTATTGTTATTTAGTTTTTTATTACCGCAAAATTAAGTTCTGGATAATTATTTATTTTTGCATACGGAAGTAAAGATTGAATTTTACTTATTTGTTCTGCCGTCAGAGCGTAATCTGTAACTGCCACCGCATCACCATATTCAAAACCTCCATCAACCTTTGTTCTGTGTTCTTCAGTTACACTATCTTGATACTTCTTCTCTAAATACACTACCAGAGTAGGGGAGACCGTAAAGAACCTCCCCCCATTTTCCATCACCTCCATAAGGGTCTGGATTTGCGGGGCCATAAAGCTCATGTCTATCAACTCGTCGTAGGAGTGGTAGACCATACTAGTCTTTTTGCAGACCTCACGGAAATCCTCTAAAAAGAATAATCAAGCATATAGGTGAGCATCTGCAGGGGACGGTAGAAATTATATTTTTTTGCTCCCCCTGCCCCTATATCCTCGGAAAATAGTTTTGGTAGGTAAGAAAAACTTTTTATATATACGTTATCCTTTACTAAATATCTATCGTCCCAGATAAAATTACCATTAAGGGAATTGGCATAGACAACAAAGCCTAAGCAGATTATTAAAGCGATAGATACAAATAGGATGTGCTTGTTGGCCTGGCCAGGAATTTCCTTGATATATTTCTTATGTTCTGGATTCAGTTTCATTTGAACACATTATATCATTATTTAGTGCAAAGTTTAATCTTTTATAGGGTAGTAGGATTTATTTTGTTTGCGATAAGTTTTTATTTCTGCTATAATAAAATTCCTAAAAAGGAGATTGACAATGATAGAAAGATACAGCTTAGCAGAAATGGCGAGCATCTGGGGGGAGGAGAATAAATTCAGGATAATGCGCGATATTGAGGTGTTGGTTTGTGAGGCGATAAAGGCGCTCAGCAAAAAGATACCGGCGGCTGCTTATCAGCGCATTAAAAGAAGAGCAAAATTTAATCTCAACAGAATCAAGCAGCTAGAAAGAAAGACCCATCACGATATTGTTGCCTTTGTTACAAATCTGGCCGAGAACTTAGGTAAAGATGCTCAATACCTACATTTAGGCCTAACCTCTTCTGACCTTTTAGATACAACCCTCTCAGTTCAATTAAGACAGGCAGCTGATATTTTAATCGGAGATTTATCTAGTCTGATTAAGGTTTTAGCCCGTCAGGCTAAAAGGTATAAGGATACTGCTTGTATCGGCCGGACTCACGGGATACATGCTGAACCAACTACCTTTGGTCTGAAACTTG